GAGATTCTGACTCCGGCGCAGATGCGGAAGCTGATGGCGGCGGATTGGCCGGAGTGGTTTCGGGTTTGGCTGGTGGCGGGAGGCTTTGCTGGGTTGCGGACGCGGGAGATTTTTGCGGTGAGCTTTTCGGCGTTTGATTGGGACTACGACGAGATCACGATCCGCACCGAGGATTCGAAGCAGGGCTGGGCGGCGCGGCCGCGGAACATCACGATCCAGCCGGCGTTCAAGCGGCACATGCCGGCGGGGGAGGGTTTGCTGGTGGAGGGGTGGAGTAAGAAAAAATGGGATCCTTTGGCGAAGGAGGCGTGCCGGCTGATTGGCGTGGAGCCCGTGGCTGGCAAGCTGCATTGGCCGACGAATTGCCTGCGCCATTCGTTTGCCAGCTACCACCTGGCGCAATTCCGCGATGCGGCGAAGACGGCCTTTGAGATGGGCCACGAAAGCCCCAAGCTGCTTTACCAGACCTACGGAAACTGCGTCACCCGCCGCGAGGCGGAGCAGTGGTGGGCGGTGTGAGCTAAATGTCTAAACCGTTTTTCTGGTAAAACTCCGAGCCGGCATCTGGGTCGGTGTAGGAGAGACGAACATACTCCTTCTCGATCTTTGTCAGAGACCGTTTGAGGTCATTCTCATAGTCTTCGATGGCCTCCTTGATTTCGGATTCTGTCTCACCGATGTCTTCGCTGAAGTCTGCTGGAAATCCACTCATTGTTTTGAATAATTAAATACGCCGTTGTCCAAAGAAAGTCTAATAATTTCACGGCCATTGGCGGCTTGGCCTTCCACATACGCTTTCGACGAGTTGGCAAAGTTAAGCCAATCCTGCGCCGTTCCTTCCCGTCCGAATTGTTTGAGGAAATTCTTGGTCAAATCCAGCGACGAGTGGCCTACAGCCTCGTTCTTGATCGCATTCCAAGTGACCCAGTGCAGACCACCGGGGTCGGCGTGGTTGCCGAGATACGCTTTGAGCTCTGGCGAGGCATTGATGGCGGCTTGCGCGGCCCTGTCGATGCCGTTGTAGAGGGCGAGACTGAATGCCGGGTTGTCGTTTTCGATGGTGCCGTAGTTTGCGTAGATGCCAATCGGGTCTTCTGGAATCCGCTTCGCATCGCCTGTGTATTGGAAGTAGTGCTGGTGCGTCGGGGCGCCTGTGGCCTGCATGACTGGATCCATGTAGAGGTCCACGAAGCGCCAGCGGTCCAGCACGGTGCCCTTGATGCCGAAGGTGAGGCCGATGAATCCCTGCACTTTGTTTTTGATGCCTGTGGCGCCGTGCCCGAGGCTATTAAAATTGGAGCGCATATCGATGGCTGAATCGGTGGCATACAGGTTTGCCACTTCGTTCCAGCGACCATTGTGGTTCTTCAGCATCAGATAGAAAGAATTCGCGTTTGATGTGGCGTTATTGCCCAGCTTTCCATATTCGCCTTTGGTAGCTGTTCTGGCTTTGTCCACGATGGTTTTCCATTGTTCCTTTTTGAGTTTGAAGGTTCCATCAATGGAGTTTTGAATTTGCTGGATGACCTCCGGCTGTAAGACAAGCCGCATCCACAGGGCCTCCTGATCAAGTGGCGGGAGTTGTTTGGATAGCGTGCCCCATAGGTGGTGCAGCGCTGTGACAAACTCGGTCGGTTTTTCGCCGATCACTTGGCGCATTTCGACAACGCTATCGAGCCCAGCCATCGCGGCGTCCCGCGTGCCTGAGACGGTGCGTGGCCCATGAAATCCGCCATCCAGTAGGGCGATGAAATCCTTTGGCCGCTTGAGCATCATGTCGATTCCGCTCGGAGGGACCAGGATGTTTTTGGTGACGCCGGCGTCTCGCATGATTTCGGCGTATCCCTTGGGATCCGTAAATTTGAAAGGGTCGTTGGTAATTACTTCAGTCGCCTTGTTTACTTGTTCAATGGCGGCTACGACCTTGTCTCTGTTTTTTACCGCTTCGCCGATGAAGTCCTTGTTGCCGAGAGAGAATTTTGATTTTGCGAGTTGATAATTTGGAAGGGGAAGATCGAAGTTTCCTGGCTGAAATTTCACTTCGGTATTATCGCGCAGCTTCGGAGTCATGCCCTCCTTTTGCTTGCCCTTTTTATCCAGCACAGGCTTGCCTTTGTCATCGAAAAGTTTCTCACGAATCATCACGCGGACGATAGGCACCGACTTCGCTTGGGGGATTGTCTTGGGCAGGGATTTTGCTGCTGTTGTGTAAAGCTGCGTCATCGAACCCGCGGGCATGTCGATACCTTTGTCCGGCACCGCATCCGGCATGGCTTGGCCGGGGGTGGGTCTTGTTGTTCCTGATACAAAAATGTCATCTGGATTTTCTGTGAGCCAAAGTTTTTTGCCATTGATTTCCGTGACTTTTGGATTCCTTAAAAAGGCTTCAACCACTACAGGGTTTGCGGGCTCGTTTGTTTTGCTTGCGGCGGCACGAAGTCGATTTCCAAGGTCATTTGGAATCTTGTCTGCAATCTCGTCGAAATAGCTTCCCAAGCTCTCAATGTCGTCTACATAGCGAGAATTGAATTCTGGCAATTCGGCAGAGTCTGCAAACCCATCTACTTTTAAGCCATTGTCCATTCTGCCTGCGAGCTCTCGCATGACATCATTTGCGGTATCTACTGCGGACTGTGCGGAATCAATTTGATTGGAAGCGTAGCCTTTTGCTGACTCGACATTATCGGTGAAAGAAAAACCACCTCGAGACAGGCCCGAGTTTCTTGCCCTATATTTCAGATCAAATTTTTGGCCCTTAAAGTCAGGGCTGCCATGATAAACGGGGCCAACCAATCCCTGGCGCTTGGCTTCATCCGGCGTGATAGTTACATCCGGCATCGCTTGGCCTTTAGGCGTTGGCAGGTCTTGTGACAAGTCCGGCATGGGGGCTGGTTTGTCGGGCATGAAGTTGCGGTTGGCGCGGTCGTAGTCGAAGTGGAAGCCGGTGCGGCCGGTGCCTACGGCGGCGTCTACGCGGTCGAGGCGGAATTGCTTTATCGCGCTGCCGGGGCCGAAGCTACCGGAGAGGGCGTTGCGCTCGCGGTTTTTGGTGGTGGCGATGCCGAGGATGGCATTGATGGCGTCTCGCTTCTCGTCGCCGATCTTGGTGTTGCCGGGGAGTTCTTGCCGGTGGTTCTCCATGTAGGTCTTGAGGTCGGCTTCGATCTTGCCCATGTCGTAGTCGAAGGGGGCGAGGGCGGGGTTGCGCTCGGCGATGCCTCGCATGGCGCGGTTGCGGAATTGCGAGAGGTCGAGCACGGTGGCGTTGAGGTTACCTGCTTTGGTGAGTTCCCATCCCCAGGGGATGACTTCGCGGGTGATGGCTTCGAGGTTGCCGAGGCGGTTGACCCGGAAGGCGCCGGTGTCTCCGCTGCCGATGGCGTGGTAGCGGACCTGCATGCTCTCGCCAGCGGCTCCGAGGGCCTCGAACTGGCGGGCGAAGGCGCGGATGTGGGGCATGAAGCCGTTGAGAAAATCAAAGCTGGGCGGGAGGACGGTTCCGATAGTTCTGACGGGGCCGTCGCCATCCTTTGGCTTCTTGGGGCCGAGGACGGGGTTTGTGGGGTCGATGAGTTTGGAGCCGACGATGTTTCGGATCTGCTCTTTGACCTTGGCGTGTTCTTTGTTGAGGTCGCGCTGGTCGCGGAGGATGGCTTGGCCGGTGGCGGGGTCTTGCGTGGCGAAAGTGGTGGCTTTCACGCCGTCGCCTCGGTCGTAGAATGTGACCTGAGGATTGTTGGCGATGTCGCTGGCTCGGCCGCTGGGGGCGATGCGGTTTGGGCGGGGCTTTTCGTGTGAGGGGTCGTTGGCCCACTGCCGGTAGTTGTTGATGTAGGTGCCGAGCTGGTTGAGGAGGGCCTTGTCGGTGGCGAGGATGGGGTTCTCTTTGAAGAGGCTGCCGGGGGTGTCGAGAGCTTGGCCGGTCTGCGGGTCGATGCGGACACCGCTGGCGCTGAGGGCGCGGGCTTGGGCACCGAGGACGCTCTCGGCGAAGGTGAGCATGTTGCCTCCGGCGGGGGCTCCTCGGCGGATGGCGGCGAAATCCATGGTGTTGCTGGCCTTGGCAAATGTTTCAGCAAATATCTCGTCGCGGGCCCAGTCGAGGCCGTCCATGTCGCCTCGGGCGAGTCCGCCTTGGCTGAGGTTGTCCATCTCGGCGGCGAGTGTGCCGCGGCTGATCTCGAAGTTGCCGTCGGGGAAGGCGCTGGCGTTTTTGCCTCGGATGATGTTGCTGGCGTATTCGGTGGCGCGGGCTTGGACGCCTTCGGGGCCGTAGGTTTTATCCACCCAGGCGCGGGCGGCGTATTTTTGCTGGCCGTCGAGGGCACCGCTGGCGAGGAGGGCGTGGCCGAATTCGTGGGGCTCGACTCCTCCACGGCGGGCGTCGAGGTTGATGAAGACCTTGGCGCGTTCGCCGAGTGGGGCCTGCACAAACATGCCGGCGGTTCCGGCTCCGCCTTGGGCGTCTACATTTTTGGCGTATTCCTCGGCGCTGAGGGGGACGAAATCGAGGTTGTTGCGGAAGGTGCCCTGCATGGCGGCGAGCCTGACGAGGTTGTCGGGCGTCTGCGTGGCCATCATTTTTCCGACATCTCCGGCGTTGAGTTCGATATCGACGAGCATGCGGGACACATCGCTGAGGGCGGCTTGCTGGCGACGCTCTGCGAGGCCGGTGAAGCGGTCCACTCCCCCACCCATGGCGCCGAAGGTTCCGCCCATAGCGAGCATGGCGGCGGCGTCTTCATCCTGACCGGCATTGGCGGCGAGGAGGGCAAAGGGGACATTTGCTGCGGCACCTTTTACGGCACCTGTGGCGAGGGCGCTGGATCCACGCACCGCTTGGACGATGGCGGGATTGGATAGCTTGCCCATGAAAGCACGCATCTGCGGCGAGAGGGCTTGATTCGCGGCGAGGCGGGCGGGTGTGCTCTCGATGCTTACGAACTGACTTGGCCGCTCGAGGACTTCTTTGAAAATGGATGGCACGGCGGGATTCGCCAACACGGCGGCTCGAGCGGCTTGGTCCAGGCCATTAGTGGCGTCGGCGGATTCGCGGAGGATGATCTTGCTGGCTCCGGCTCCGGTCTCGATCTTGCGGAGCACGCCGAGCCCTGCTTTGTAGGCGGGGTAGAACCCGGCAATGGTGGCGCTGACTTCTGGCGGGGCTCCGAGGGCTGTGGCACCCATGGCGATACCGCCACCGATGCCGACATTGCGCCCAAAGGTCATGGCGTTTGCCGCGGCGGAGATGTTTTGCGGGCTCACGCCGGTCTTTTCGGTGACGACTCTGGCGAAACGCTCGGCGAGGATGTCGTTGCCTTTGACGAGGCCGCCTGCGAGTTTTTCAATGCCGCTGGCGGTCTTGGCACTGACGATCTTCATGCCTCGGGAGAGGCCGAGGGTTTTTGCACCGGCGCTGAAGGGGATGATGTTGGTCGGGTCGGTGGCGATCTCCACAATCTGCGCCTGCGATTCGATGGGCGTCTCTTGCTGGTTGCGGCCGGTGAGCACGCGGGTGAGCAGCTCGGTGGGCGCGGTCTTTTGCCCGAGAGCTTGATACTCGGCGTCGATGCCTTTTTCTTTGATGTGATTTTGAAATTCGTAGTCCTTAAGATCCTCTTCGTTGGTGGCACGAATCGGTTGATTGGGATATCGCTCTTGGAACCCAGCGAGGATCATTGGGTTTTGCGCCTCGGCAAAAAGAAACTCTCCCGTGGCCTCGTTGAGATATTGAGGCTGGCCTTCCAGAGCCTGCTTGGCCCAGCCTCCGATCTGCATGGCGCCAAGGGCAGCGCGGCCGATGCCGGTCTGGAGCGTGGCAGGAGATTTTGCGAGAGTCTCTACGGGCGAGAAGAGAGTGGAGTTAAAAGCGTCAAAGGCACTGACAAACAAGCCTCCGACGGCCTTGGCGGCGAGCTCGCCATTGCCGGGGATTTTGCCTTGTGCCTTGAGGCGCTCCTTGGTGGCCTTTTGGTCGAAATACTCGTCGCGGGTGGGAGCGTAGGTCGGGTCTTCGAGGGCTTCCATGACCATTTTGTCTACCTCGTCTTGAGTGTAACCTTTGGGCTGGTTGGCTTGCTCAAAGAGGTCGATTTCTTCGGCCGTGTATTCACGATCTTCAAGCTGGGCAACGGGGCCCATGGCGGGGCCGCGGGCAGGAAGTGCCCCCTCGCCGGTGATCAGTCCGGCAGATCCTGTCGGTTCAGGTGCTCCGCTTGCGGCGGCTGGGGCCGTAGTGGCAGATGGGGGAATAGGGGCGTCCTGCACCGGCAGCTCGGCGGCTGCCATGGCATCTACTTCATCTTGGGAATATTCCCTGTCATCAAGGGCGGTAGAATTGAGCGGGATAGTATTTGCCATTGGGAAGTTGGATGAGGTCGCCTGCGGGAGTTTTGCGAATGTTTTGGGTGGCGGGTTGCTGGGGTTGTGCGGGGGCGGCTTGGGGAGCGGTTGTTTGCGGGGCGGATCCACCCATGCCTTCGATGCGGGACTTGGCGTCGAGGAGATATTCCCTCCAGATCGTGTCGTTCTGGTGCAGGCGGGGGCTCATGCCTTTGAGGAATTTCAATTCATCCTGGGAAACTGGTTTGAGGAATTTTGTCAGTTCCAAGACATCGTTGTTGACGAGACGCTCCAGCTCGGCGCGTTGGGCGGCGCGTTGGTCATCCCAGCCAGCAGAATCCATCGCAGCGCCGGCTGTGCCGTCCCACTTGCCCACAAGGTCTGTCAAAAGCGTTGAGTTTGGGCCTGTTGGGGTTGTGTATTTGTCGATTTTTTCGAGGACGAGCTGCTTGCGCGTGTTGAGCTCTGCCTGCTCTTTAGCCTTGGCGATGGTCTCCTGCTCGAGCTTGCCGATATCGAGTTGGGTTTTGCGGGCCGATAACTGAGCTGCGGACGCCTCGGCTTGGGCTTTTGGCGTGGACTGCTCTAGGAGGCGGGTGTTGAAGGTCTCGACGAATTCGGCTGCGGCTTGCGGGGTGTATTGGATGCCCTGCTTCATGTTTCGCAGGAGTTGCTTTTGGGACTCTGGCAACCGGGCGAAATCCTCGGCGGATTGCACGACGATGCTGCCAAAGTCAAAGCTGTTGCCTTTGGATGCCTTGGGCGGCGGTGGAGGCACGGCGCCGGCGATCTGATAGTTTTGCGCGAAGGCTTCGAGTTCGGAGGGGTCCATATTATTATTGCACGAAGTTCATGTTGATCCCGCCGGCGGGATTGGCCTGCGGCTGGGCTGTGGGGGCGGCTGCTGGCACTCCGGTGTAGGGCTGCTGATTCGGAGCCGGTTGCTGGGCGAGCATGTTAGCGTTCACGCGGTTGGCTTGGGCGTTGTATTGGGTCTGATACATCCAGCGCTTGAGGTCGTGATCCATGACAGATTCAGCCGTTGAGACCATGCCTTGCCGTTTGCCAAGCGGCATGGTGTCGAATTTATCGATGGTTTCTTTGGTAAATAAGGGTGAACCGTCGGTTTTTGTGTAGTCCTTCAGCATGTCGAACTTGGCGTTGACGCCGTCCGAAGCGATGCGGTTTTCGGCGGCCTTGGTGAAGCCTCCAGTGACGCCGCTAGCTAGACTCGTCACTCCGCTGGCGATACCTTTAGCTAGGGCTTCGTTGCCAGCGGCGGTGATTTGGGATGCGTTGGTTTGGTATCCGGCGAGGATTTCGCCGGAGCGGTCGTTGACTGAGGGGTTGTATGGCATGGGATTAGGTGGGGAGGTTTTTGGATTGGCGGGCTTCTAGGCAGAGTGGGCTGCCTGGCTGGAAGGCTCGGCAGGCATTCGGACGGTGTTCGTAAATTGCGCAGGCGACTCCTCGGCCCACCTCGCCACGGAGGGCGATGCAGCGTCCGCAGGGGTCGGTCTTGAGCAGGGGGTAGTCAGTGCGGAGGTATTCGGCAGGGATGCCTGTGGCGTCGGAGCGGTCTCGCTTGAGCACGGGCCAGCTCCAACGGTGCGAGCAACATGCGCCACACCGTTGACAGTCGTATTGGGATTCCATGTGGGTTTGAAGCCTTGCTCTGGGATGGAGTTGTCTTCGTAGGGGGCGAGGTGGGCGATGCTATTGACCTCGCTGCGGAGCTTGGGGCACCACACGGGGGCGGAGAGGTGGCGGTTCACGCAGTTCCAGCAGATCGGGTAGTAGTCGGCGTTGTGGGATTTGTCCTGCTTGTGGCCCCACTTGCCGGAGGCGCGGTCGTAGCGGGTGGGGTCCATGGGGACGCCTTCGGCTTCGAGGTAGTCGAAGATGTCGTCATCGGTCCAATGCCGCATGAGGAAAAGCTGGGTGGGGCTGTCATCCACACGGCGCACATCCTGGGCGAGCGGCACGCCGCCTTTGATGAGATCGACATCGGCGCTTTTCTGCCCGTGGAAAGCGGCGTCCCACGGCCAGTTGAATGAGCCGGTGGGGCGCTGGAGGACATCGGTCAAGCCGCACAGGTAGGGCTCGCCTTCCTTGGGGTGCTCGGTGCCGAGGCTGAGAACGAGGGCGCTGTGGTGGCCCCATTGGTAGTATTTGAGAAAGTCGAAACGGGGTGCGCCGGTCTCGATGTCGAACCCATCCTGGATGGCGATGCGGCCGGGAGCGTAGTCGAAGAGGGTCAAGTCCCACTCGCGGGCGAGGAGGTCGCTGTGGGCGTAGCGGTGGCGGAAGCGGGGTTCGCGCCACTGCACGCAGGGGAGCCGCACGCCGAGCTTGAAGATGAGGAGGTGCAGCATAGCCGTGCTGTCCTTGCCACCGCTCCAGAGGACGACGGGGTTGCGAAATTCCCGCAGCCAATACTCGGCACGGGTCAGGGTTTGATCGACGAGGTTTTGCAGGTGTTGGTTCATTAAATAGCAAGAGCGGTCATGCCGAGGACCATGCCGCCAGCGGCCATGCCGGAGCCCATCATGGAGTTTTGCGATGCGCCTGCGGTGGCGCCAGCCTGCAAGCGAGCTCCTTGCAACGAGGCTTGGTTGTTTTGGAAGCTGTTGTAGATCGACGCCTGCATGTTGAGGTTCGTGTTGTAGAGGTCGCTGCCATATCCCATGGTGCCGTTGAAGCTCTGGCCGATCATGGAGGCGGCGTTGCCTTGGCTGGCTATGGGGATGTTGCTGCCGAGGGCGCGTTGGTAGGGATCGAGCGCGACATTGGCTTGGGCGAGGCCGAGATTGTTGGCGTATTGATTTTGGGCGATGCCTGCTTGCTGGCCGTAGAGACTGCCGAGCATGCTTTGCTGGCCCGAAAATTGGTTGAAGTTCTGCGACGCGACGCCTTGGAGGAAATTTTGGTTGGCGTAGTTGGCGTTGTAGTTTGCCGATTGGTTCGCCTGCTGGGCGGCGAGGTTTTGGCTGCTGTTGTATTGGGCGGCGCGGAGATTGGCGTCTTGGTTTGAGAGAGCGGCCTGTTGCGCGTAGCCTGCATCGGCCATGGCGCGTTGTTGGGATGCGTCGTAGGACGCGCCAATGGCGGTTTGTTGCAGGCGGGCCTGTTCGGAGGCTTGGGAGAGCCCGGCTTGCTGGTTTGCCATGGAGGCTTGAAGCCCGCCCTGCTGCGCAAATTCAAGGGCTCGGGCGTTGGCGGCTTGGTTGTTTTGCTGCGCCTGCAGACCGGCAGATTGGTTGGCGAGGCGGCTTTGCTGTAAGAGCTGGGCGTTTGTTTGGCCCAGATTAAGTCCGGCGGATTGGTTGGCGAGATCGGCTTGTAGTGTGCGGCCTGCGTTGGCGTCCTGCCTGCCCATGTAGGCTTGGTTGGCGGCTTGGCGTATGCCGACGCCTTGCTGGGCGACATTGCCCGCAAAGGTGCGGCGTTCGGCTTCGCGCTGGGTAGCGAAGCGGTCACGATTCAAAAGTTCTGCGGCCATGGCAGACTGACCGAGGCCAAGGCCACGGGCTGACGCGGCCGCTCGGGAGGATTGGGCGGCGTCGCGGCTTTGCTCGGCGGAGAGGGAGCGGCCGAGGGCGAGGTCGTTGGCGGCTTGGCCTTCCAGTTGGCCAAGGAGTCCCCCTCCACGCGCTTCTCGCATGAGGCCGCGCTCTGCGGCGCTGGCGCGGATGTTGTTAGAGGATACACTATCGACTGGTCCGGCCTGGGCAGCGCGGATGCGCCGGGCTTGGACTTGATCGGCTGCGTAGCCTGCGGGGCCTTGCACATTGGCGACTTGGCCGAGGCGGGCGTAGTCCATCTGGCCGACATTGGCGACGCGAGAGCCGGTCACTTGGTCGGCGGCGACAGCCTGGGAGGAAATCTGGTCGGGGCGATAGAGCTGCCCCATTGCCGTCTGGTTCAGCCGGGCTTGGGCGGGGTCGTTGTAGGCGGCTACGCGGTCGGCAGTCTGGCCAACTTGGTTGTAGCTTTGGCCGAGTTGCGCGGCAGATGTTCCGGCATCCCGGATGTTTTGGTTGGCCGCTGCGGTGTAGGTGCTGTCTTCGAGCTTCTTGGCTAATTTCCCGGTGCTTTCGAGTGCTTGGTCGCTGAAGCGGCCTGCGGTTTTTACCGATAAATCCGCTTGCTTTTCGGCATTCTTGTTGGCAATACCCGAAATTTGCTTCATTTCAGCGCCGAGGTCTCGCGGCTGCGGCGGTGGCGGCGCTTCTTGTTTGGATTTTTTCTTTTTGCCCATAGTGTTTAGTAATAGTAGTATAAAGTGGCCGCCACGTTTGTCCCTGGATTCGTCGATCCATACATAGGTCTTAGTAAAATTTGATTTAGAACACCAAAATAATCAACATAACCAGCTCCATTTAATAATGTAGATACCCAAGTTCCTCCACTTGTATATTGTTGTAAACTTGATTTACAAACTAATCTATTAGTGCCAACGCTGAAAGCAGGAGTTTTGCAAATAAAAAAATCAAAAACTCCTGTATGTTTAAGAGTTGTATTAGCTCGCCCAGTAATTGAAAACCCTGAAAAAGATTCTACATTATTTACATTATTATAGTATGAATTAACAATAGTTGGACCTTCCGCATTAAGTATTCCGCTTGTGGTTGTTCCAACTAAAACTATTCCTTGTCCGGCACCTGAATTCTGCCACTCTTCAACTATTAAACATAGCCTTTGAACACCTTCTGGTATATCAAACAAAATTCCCTGGTTCGTATTCCAATTTAATCCAGATGAAATTTTCCCATTGATCTTCTGCTTATCTGCAAGCAGGGTATTTACCTCTGTTTCAGTATAGTAGCGGTCATCATGCGTGTGCGAGTTAGGGTCGGCTGTGATGGTAATGTTTGCACCGCCATTAAAATTGACGCCGTTGATTGTGCGAGTTGTTTGCAGGGTGGTCGCTGTAGTAGCGTTGCCGGACAAGCTGGCCGTGATTGTTCCGGCGGAAAAATTCCCGCTTGCATCCCTAGCCACGATAGCGCTGGCCGTGCTGGCGTTTGTGGCTGTTGTAGCGGAGTTAGATACTTTGCCTGATGTGCTTATCGTGGCGAGCTTCGTATCGGCGATTGCCGCTGTATCAGAGACTTTAGCGTTGGTGACAGACCCATCGGTCGGCGTGCGGGAGTCGGAAAGGCGGCTGTCGCTACCTTGGCAAAACGACCCAACAGCCGAGCCAAAGGAGCCCGCTTGGAGGACTCCGCTTGTTCCAGTAATGATTGGCAAGCCAGCAGTCGCTCCGATGGCACCTAAATTAGTGATACTCCCGTGCGTGTGCGCGTCTGGGGTGGCGGTGACGATGATATTGGCCGACCCATTAAACGAGACACCATTGATGGTGCGGGCCGTTTGCAGAGTTGTTGCCGTAGCGGCATTTCCAGAGCAGGCCGCTGCCGTGGTTGCCGTAGCTGCGTTGCCGGAGCAGGCAAGCGCATTTGTAGCTGTCGTTGCTGTCGTCGCCGTGCTGGCATTCCCAGTCACATTCCCAGTCACATTCCCAGTCACATTCCCAGTCACATTTCCGGTCAAGTTGGCTGTGATTGTTCCGGCGGAAAAATTGCCGCTCCCATCCCGAGCCACAATGGCATTGGCCGTGCTGGCGTTTGTAGCAGTGGTTGCCGAGTTGGCTACCTTCCCTGCCGTGGTGATCTGCGCAAGTTTCGTATCAGCGATGGCCGCACCGGCGGCGATGTCGGCATTGACGATGTTTGACACCGAGCCAAAATCGACGAGTTCGTGAAGTTTCTGAGGCGTAACGAGTTCGCCGTTGGTGAAGGTTTTGCCTTTGGTGAGAGTTGCCATGGGTGGGAGAGTTTTAAGTTTTAAGAATTAAGTTTTAAGCCTCTGTGTTCTCTGTGTGCTCTGTGGTTAATTCAAAGTTCGGGTTTCGGTGGGGTCGAGGGCGGAGCGGGCAGCTTCGGCGCTGATCTGGCGGAGGATGGGTCGGCCGCTTTGCGTGCGGAAGCGGAGGTCGAGGCCGGTGGCTTTGCAGCGCAGGGGGGCTTTAAGCGTGTAGTCCTCCTCCTCGCCGGCGGTGTTCTCCAGGGAGGCGACTTGGAAGTCAGCGTCGTAGTCAGTAGTCACGGCATCCAGCGTGCAGGCGGAGGCGTCTGGCAGGAGCACGCTGGCCTTGGCTCGCGTGAGGCGCTTGGTATTGAGGCTCCCCCACCCGTAGCGGCGGGTGATGAGTTCGGAGGGGACGGCGGTAAAGAGTCCGCTGGCGTTTGCGTAGGGCACCTCGTCGCCGTAGTCCAGCTCATCCAGCAGGAAGAGCGTTCCGGCGCGGCTCGCTGCGAAGAGGCGCCGTTGGCTGGAGTAGGCGGCGACCAGAAGCTCGTCGAGATTGATGGCGTAGGTGTCGCGGCTTTCCCATTGCGAGTTGAGGGCGTTCCACAAGAAAAGGGTGTTGTTGGCCGTGGCGTTCTCGCCGATTGGGACCGCGAGGTAATAGCGGTTGTTCCACCAACGGCCTACGGCGAGGTGCGCGTAGTCGGTGTTGATTTCGTCGATCTGGTCGGCGATGGGGTCCGAGAGCGGCTGGGTGTTGGCGCGGAGCTTGAGATCGAGCTGGGTGTCCAGCCGGTAAACTCCGGCGTCGGAGAGGAAAAACACAAACTGACCGGCCGTCTGAATCGAGCGGCGGGCTACGCAGCCGATCTCGTCGGTGAGGAGAGTTAGGCGGGAGACGGCGCTGTCCACCGTGAAGGTGTCGCCCGTCGCGTTGCTGGTGTCGGTGAGGTTGGCCAGCCAGATCGAGTTGCGTAGGAAGACCAGTGCTTGGCCCTCGACCCATGGGTGGATGGCGACGAGGTAGTCGTTGCTGCCCTGGTTGGCGCGGAAGGATTGGAAAAAAGGGTCGTAGAGGTCGGGGTCGAGAACATCCGAGATGGCCACGGTGTCGCGGCCATCGGGGATCCAGAGTCTGTTTCCGATATAGCTGGCCCAGCCGGTGGATCGCAGGGTCTTGAAGGTCACGCCCTCGGCGGGCACGCCCGAAACGGCGCGATCAAACTCGTTGAATGAGCCATCCCACCACAGCGGCGGCTTGACGCGGCGGATGGCGATGCCTGCACCGGGGTCCGGCGCTGTGCCAGCGGGCACTGCGATGGTGAAGGAATTTGTGGTAGCGGCGAGGATGTCAAACTCATGCCCCTGAAATGCCGCTTGGCTCCCCTCCTCTATCCGCACGCGCTGTCCGGCCGCGAGGCCATGGGCCGTGATGTGGACGGTGGCCGTAGTGCCAGAGACCGCGATGCCGCTGGCGGTGGTGTATTTCCAATCCCAGCCGGGCACAGACATGTCGGCTTCGCGCAGGAGGTAGAAACGATTGAAAGCCTGTATCGTCGAAACGCTGTCCGTGGGCTCGATGATCTCGTCGGACGCTGTGCCGGTGGCGGGATAGCTTATCTCTTCGATAGGCTCATCCTGCCGGTAGAGAAAAGCCGAGGTCGGCCCGCAGAGAACGATGTATTCATTTTCATCGTTGTAGTTGGGGCTCGAGAAAACGCCCGAGGCGAAGATTCCGCCGTCGTAGACCGTCTCGATGATGGTGCTGCTGTCGAGGACGAAGGGCAACACCAGCGGCTGCGTGCCTGCGGCGATGCCGTCGCCCAGGCGTTTGGCCCCTTTGCGTGTCTGGGCAACGCCTCGGTCGAGTCGCATGTTTTCACAATACTGGACCATGCCCGGCTGGAGTTGCAGCGGGTTGAGGCGGGAGGCCATGCCGAGGAATCCGGCATCGCCTTCGACTATGGTTTGGTCGTCGGGCATCTACCTTTTATTGTGGGGAGGTTTGTCAAGGAGGCTGCGGATGGCTTTGGCGCTAATGCGCGGCTCGCCTTTGAATCGCATCAAGTCTGCAAGTTGGCTGGGGGTCTTGCCGCGATGGCGGGCAAGGACGGCTTGCACCCGGTCGAGCAAATGGGCCGGAATGCCTGCGATGGAGTCCGAGGTTTTGTAAGAAATATGTGGGCTTTTTTCCGACAGCTTGGCAGAGGATTTGGCGGGCTCGATGATGCGGTAGCAGGTGACTTGCACGGGGCGCATGGTGGCGGCGTCCCAATCGCTGAACTTTTTGGTCTCGATGTCGCGGGC